GTTTTGGCCACCGGCACCGCCCGCTTCCCTCTCCTGCTTCATCCGCTCGACGTCGAGTTTCGCCCGCTCGAGTTCCTTGTCGTCAGCCTCCTGCTCCCGCTTCGTCTCTTCCTCCGCATCAAGGTTCGGGATCTGGCTCCGGACGTATTCCTTCGAGACGATGCCCCCGAGTGCCGCCGGGATGAGCACGTCCCGAAGGTTCGTCCACTGCTCCTGCGACACGACCGGGATCTCGACGCCGACCTTCTCCGGGTCGAGTTTCCCGCCCTCGGGCGACTTCTGGGCCCCGCCCGTCTTGGCGTTGTACATCTTCATGGACTTATCGATGAGTTCCTCGAAGACGCCGACCCACGTCATCCTCTCCCGGACGGTCCCGGCCATCACGAGCTCGCGCGTGTTGTCGCCGGTCGCCCTGTTCTTCAACAGGTCCAGGAGCCCGAGGTAGTGGATCGGGATACTGGTCGTTCCGGAGATCATTTTGACGTTGAGTTCAATCTCGGCGATGAGGTTCGCGACCCCGGCCGAGTCGGGCGACTTCATCGAGAACTTGCCGACGTGCGCGATGGCCTTCCCGATCTTCCAGTTGGTGCCTTCGAGGTGGGCCAATAGGGCCGTCGCGTCATGGGCCGTGGCGACTTCGAAGTCCGCGGTCGGCGAGGCAAAGAGGTGGTTGATCTCGCGGAGGTCCCGGAGCGCCTTGTCAAGTCGGTCGATCTGCGTCAGGCATTTCATGACCTTCGGTTGGGCCGTATTCGCATCGTTGATGCGGCCACCGAACTTCCGATAGACGAACTCCGCCTCGGGTACGTCGCCGGCAGGATATTTGGCGGGCGTGCTAGCTGGCGATCCGGACGTCCCGCGGGTACGCGAAACCGAGACGCTTGTCGTCCCCTCCGGCCAGGTCAGTTTCTTGTACCAGAGATAGTCCTGGGGGTCGGCCTCGATGGTGTATTTCCTTGAGAGCCAGGAGATAAGCCGAACCGAGACCATCCCGGGATGGCCACGGTAGAGCGCCTCCCCCTCTTTCGGTTCGTCCCAGAAGAGGCGGAGCGCGATCTTACCTTCGATTTCGGCTTCCTTCGCAAGCTCCTGGGCCATCTCGGAGTCGAGGCCGTTGTACTCAAGGAAATCCTTCGCCCAGGCGAGTTCGTTCTTGGCTTCGTCCTTCGTCTCCGTCTTCGGGACGGTCTTGATCCCATCGCCGAGGATGAAGGCAGCCCGGAGGTCGACGATCGCACCCGTCTGGAGGCAACCCCAGTCGTCGAGATTGTTGTACTTGTCGGAGATGGCCTGGACCGCGGTCGCATAGTCCGAGTATTCGTTGCCCTTGTAGCCGCGGGTGACTTCTTGGAGCGAGAGGATATCCTTGACGAGGAGTTCCTGCGTCTCCTGGTATTTCAGGACCTGGCCCTCGAGCGCGCCCCGAATCTTGGTCAGGTCGTCGGCTAGGGAATAGGATAAGCGGACTGCGGAGGTGAGTGCCTCATTCTTCTTCTGCGTCTCCTGAAGCTGCGCTTTTGTTTTGCTTCCGAATATGTCCATCATGGCCCCCTAGTCCGGACTCACATCGTGCTTGATGACGCCGAGGAATGAACCCGGATGCGGATCATAAAAGGTCAGAAGAAAAGCGTCCGCGGCATCCGGGCTACGGAATCCCCTGCCCTTGTAATCGTCCTTGCTCTCGACGACGCGACGGCCCTTCTTGTCGAGTTGTTTCTGCTTTCGATTGACGAGTTCGGTTTGCAACCGGTCGCTCGCCGGGCAGGAGATTTCATGGACGATCTTTCCGGCCTCGAACCACATCTCCGAGATCGTATTTGGGTATTTGTCCGGATCCCGAGCCTGCGCCCCGAAATTCACCGGGACGACGTTGTATCCCTTGGATTGGAGGATATCCGTCACCCCGCCGCCAAGACCGGTGTCGTCCACCTTGATCGGGATCTTTTTGTTGTAAGTCGCAAATCGTTCGACTTCCTCGGCGATGAAGACTAGTTTGGCCTTCTCTGGGAGTTGCGGGCTGGGTAGAATTTTCCGTGCCGTCACCTTGAGTCCCTTGCGGCGGAACATGACGGTGTCGTCCATCCCGCCTCTAGCTACGTCAACGCCGATCTCGTCAGCCCCCGATGTATTAAATTTAGGGTTCTCAGCGTTCTTAAACATCTGCTGGACCTGGCTCAACTTGATGATCGTATCGGCCCCAACGTCGACGATTTCGCCCTTGACCTTGGTCAGGAAAAGTGGCGAATCCTCGCCCCATTCCCGTTTGCATTCGTCGATATACCGCGGCGTCGCAATCTGGATGACGACGTCTTTCGGCTCGATCTGCCTAATCCGGAAGATATCGGGTCGGCCGGGATCCGGCATATCAATCGTCCGGAACTTCTCGCCCGTGATGTACGGACTCTCATAGGCGGAGATATGAATCTTGTTCCAATCTTTCCGATCGGCCTGGAAGATCTTCCAGTATTGTTCCCCAACCTGGACGCCGTCCGTTGTCGAAAGTGCGAGCCAGCGGCAGAGTCCACCCGTCATGGATCCCCGGACCGCATCCCAAAGCCATTGCGGAATCCCCTTAGCCTCGTCGAAGATGAATAGAATCGCCGGCGCATGCCAACCTTCGGCCCGAGCCGGCGTATCGGTCGAGAAGCCGATAGCATAATGGTCCGCATCGGCCGTTTTGATTTCGGTCATCAGGCATTCGCCCTCAAGTTCAATCCGGCTCCGAGACGAGATCGCCCGGATCTCTGCCCACAGGAGTTTCGCCATCTGTGTCCAGGTCGGCGCCGTGGTAATGACCTTCGAGTTCTCATAGCAGTTCAGGAACCAAACTGCGATCTCGGCCGCAGCGAAGGTCTTGGAAACACCGTGGCAGGCCCGGACGGCCGTGCATTCGTTATCCCGCACACTCCGGAGGATTTCGCGCTGCTTCGACCAGGTCATGTGTCCCAGGGCGTGTTCGACAAAGAACACGGGATCCCGCCGATAGTTGAGCATCAACTCAGCCATGACGTCGCGAGTCTCGCGCTCAATTACCGCTTCCATCCATCACTTCCTTGATGGACTTCTTCAACTCGTCCATCGAGAGTTTGGCCTTGATCTCGAAGTTCCCCTCGACTTTCATCGGTAACATGCCCTTATGCCTGGCCAAGAGTTCGAGCGCCCGGATTTTGTCCAGGGCTTTGATCTTGATCCGGTCGGCGACCAGGATTGTTTCCTTGCCGTCCTTAGACTCGGCGATTGTCCTGGTCTCTTCGATAGATTCAAGAGCCCGGCTCGCCCCCTCGGGCATCTCGTCGAAGCGCTTCACCCTGATCGTCCCGCCCTCTTCGATCACCTGATAGTTTTTTAGGTCAACACGGCCAATAAGGGAGAGTTCCTCAAGGATCTCCTCGCGGGTCATGACGGCCTTTCCGGTACGTCTTTCCATGAGTTCGTCGATCACCTTCTTGATGGCCGCCTTTGACAACAGCCGTGCGCCCTGCTGACGTGCCGTCTTCGGCGAGTACCCGCATCGCCGCGCCGCTTGAGTGGCGTTCAGATCCACCAGATACTCATGGATGAACAGGCGCTGACGGGGCGAGAGTTTTTTCATCAGACGATTTCGGTCCCCTTGACATTGATCTGGAATGGCTGCTGACTAAATTGAAAGTTCTCCGTGGGGATGGTAATGACCGACGAGCCGCCGGCCCCTATGGGATTGGCGCTGAATTGAGCCGCCGGGCCCAGGACCGCGCCAGTCACTTCGAGCTGGATATCATGGACATACATATTCAGCGGGTGAGAAGTGATCGTAAAAATGATAGGAGCCGGTTTACGAACCGAGAGACTGACCGGATCAGCCGTGAGAAAAAAGTCGGAGGCTTCCAGCACCTCCACGGTAATATTTACCTCTCTCGTGATTGCCATTTTGCCCTCCTATTTCACTTCCTGATTTCCCTGGCTATTACATCGAGTTTGTCATTGATGACCTTGTGGTCATCCCGGTTCTCGCTCCGGTTCGTGTTCAATTGGTCTTTGATGCCGCGCATCTCGACCTCGACAGCCGTGATTCGGCTCTGATCGGCTAAAACGGCGACAAAGAGAAACACGATGATGGCCGTCACAACCCCCGCGATAATCCTCTTGACCGTTCCGTTGCCTGAGACCGTCATGGATGACTCCTATTTTCCGGATATCCACCCCAGGATTTTTGCGAATAGGACTCCGAATCCGAAGTCCCGGACTTCTCGCCAGAGCTTGATTTTCTTGAGAGCGTGAATGGTATCGTCGCGGGCGCCGAGCTGGATGTCCTTCTCGTCTATGATGACGGCCGAGTCCGTGACCATCGTCTCGAGGTTCGAGATTTCCTCTGCCTTGAACTCGTTCTGGTCCTCGGAGTTAGTGAGTTGCTCGTTGAGCGACGGGACAAGGGTGAACTTGAGGTAGGCCCGATCGGCCAGGGCGTCGGCGTTGAGCCGGAAGGCGGCAAGAGAAAAGACGGCCTCGACCTGAGACGCAACATTGGTTCTCAGCCAGATCTCCTGGGTGCTGAGCCATTCCTGGGTTTTAGCCAATATGGTCTCGGGCGGGGCCGTCCGTAATTCTTCGCGGAGTTTGATATTCTCGGCGGTCTTGGCGGCAAGATCCGCGCGGAGTTGCGTCTTCACGACCTCGGCCGCGGCGTCTTTCTCGCGGAGGATGACGTTCTGGGCCGCGAGCGCGGCGATAGCTGCCTCTTTCTCGGAGATTACGGCCTGGGCCTTCTCGTCCGCCGCCTTGAGCGCCTTGAGGTCGGCCCGTTGGCCCCGGATTTCCTGGTAGAGTCCGTACGCCCCGGCACAGGCGAGAAGGATAAGGACGGCCGTCAGGATCTTCTTCACTTCGCCACCCCGTTCGTCTTCGTAGCCGCGTAGCTGTTCACGGCGTCGGTCGCGCTCAAACCGCCGATGATAACCAGGGTGGCAACGGTCGTCTTCTCCAAGTAGAACTGGATGAGCGCCATGTTCCACTTGAAGAGCGGTTGGAAGACGACGAGGGCGAAGCAGGACGCCAGCCAAATCAGGAACACCTTAAGGCGGCGGTTGGTGATGCTCGCGTCTTCGGTCATGTCGTCCTCCTCATAGGAGGGCCCTCAGCACTTCGATGTTGAATGCCTTTCCCGGGCAGTCGGTGTTATTGAAATGGCGGTGCG